CGCAGTTCCAAACCACTAGCGTCAATACCTACCAGTTTGTAACCAGTAGGTACACGCCAGCATTTTCTACACTCTTTCCCATATGGCGCACGGGTACTCGGTACTTGTGCCATGTTGGGGTCACGATGTGTCATGCGTCCAGTAATAGTTCCATTTGAATTCACATAACCATGAACCCTACCATCCTCGCATGAAAACTTAAACCAAGATTTAATCTGTGCTATCCGCTTCTGAAGCAGCAGGTACTCCGCTATAAGCTGTGCTTGAGGGATGTCATCTATTTCCATCAGTGTACCTTCATCAACTATCGGCTGACCAGTAGGCGTAAACTTGGTTGGCTTCCACCCAAAGTCTTGCAGATACTCGCCGATCTGTTTGCGGGAACCAAGATTGAATTCTGTTTCAAGATGCCTATCAACGAACCCAGCGACACACGCAATCTTAAACTCCTCGTCTGTCATTCTGACGCGGTTCCCAGATGCTGTGTCAGCCATTCGGGCGGGGACTCCCGACTTGGTTTCTCTGGCATACAGCCTGATGGTTTCAACCTTAGGTTTGAACTGCTGATGAACCTCATCAACAACCTCATCCAGCCTTTTCTTAAGTCTAGCAAGAAGGGAAGCTGCATGTTCTGTATCAAACATAAAACCATTGATGCGCTGCTCGTCTAGTAGACGGTAGCACTGATGCTCCAGCTTGATGCTGTCCCCGGAAAAACCTTGGGCTTCTTTTCGCAGTTGAAAATAGACCCTAGCATTGAGTTGTACATCACGCTCACAGTACTCAAGCATCTCGCTTGAAAACTTGTTGAAGTCATGAAACTCAATCTTGTTATAGCCAAGCTTGTAACCCCAAGACTCAAGACCGTGACCACCGTCCCGAGTAGGATTGAAAAGCCTAGATAAGACAAGTGTGTCAACAATCTTTTTATCGTATAGGTTGACACCTGTCAGTCTCTTGACTGTTGGTATATCAAATCCAAGGATGTTGTGCCCGATAAGTTTATCGGCCTGACTAACAAATTCTATGCCTTCATCTATCTCTTTAGGCCCAAAACTGTGCAGTATCTCGGCATCAATGTCATAAGCAACAACGCACCAGATGGTATTACAATTTGTCAGGCCGTTTGTTTCTATGTCAAAGACTAAGTTCACAGTAAATCCCCCACCTCTTCATCAAACTCATCATCAAACACTTCGTTGAGTCTGCCTGTTTCATTATTGTAATGCAAGTTTGTAGCTTTACCTACATCCCCGGTGTATCTGGATTTAAGTACACGCATTGTAGTGGTGTTGGCTTCCTCGGGATCATCAGACTGCTGGTTGCGCTCAAGAGCAATAACACAATCGCTTAACTGGGCTATGCTTTGACTGCCCCGCAAGTGACTAAGGCTAACAGTAATACCATTCTCATGGCCCCTGTTGCCCTCTGTGCGCCTCAAATGGGACACCAATACCATCCCTGCGCCTGTCTCCTCCACTATTGAACGGAGCCTGTGCATGATGCTATCAATGATCCTACGCTCATCACCTTCGGTGTAAGCCGACACAAGCATATGCAAGTGGTCAAGCACAATCCACTTACAGTCGCAGCCGATAATCATAAACCTGATCTTACTGTATATCTCTTCAATATCCTGAACACCAAGATGCGAGTACACCCAGACCCTGCCATCGTTATTCTCACCGTTTATCTTCTGCCAGATGTTAGCAAGATAATCGTAATCATACTTCTCCCTGATGTGGTCAATGTATATCCTGTCATTAGCTTCAATAGACATGATGCCATCAAGAGTCCTGTTCTGATTCTCCTCGAGAGCAATGATGCCGAGATTATCTTTGGTTGTAGTGAGCAGCCAGTGTTCCAGTTCTCGTACAACACTAGATTTACCAAGGCCTGTGCCTCCAGTAACAGTCAGCAACTCGCCCTGCCTGATGCCGTACAGCTTCTTGTTGAGGCCTTCCCAAGGGAATGGTATAGAGTCTTTCTTTTCCCTGTTCATCCAGCTGTCAAAGCAATCGCTGGCCCTGACAACCCCGCTTGGAGTGTAAAGCTTCGCGCCCCACCAAGCTTCCATGTACTTCTGACGCATGCCTTTCTTCAGCATGTCATTAGCATCTTTGAATTCTTCAGGCATCGTGAGTATCTTAGCTTTGCCCGGACTCAATAACCTAGCCACCTTGCGGGCAGCTTCCCGTCCCGGCTGGTCGTTATCAAAGTTGATAACTACTTCCTGATATTTTTCTAGGAACTCAAGTGAGTTCTTCACATCACGTTCTGCACCTGCTGCACCATTCTTCAGGGAAACTACAGGCCACTTTGAACCTTGCATTTCATAGGATGCCATTGCATCGCACTCGCCTTCAGTTATGGTGATACGCTTCGCAGCACCTTCAGCAAACAGATTCTGACCAAACAGACCAGTACCTATTGATGTGCCCTTCCAAGAAAAAATCTTGTTAGGTTCACGCACCTTGTAACCTGCTACCTCATTGGCAACATAGTACGGGTACATATGCCTACAGATTTTTCCATTAATATTTTTTAAGGATTTAACGCCAAAGAACTTGGCTGTTTCTAATGAGATTCCCCTGTCCGTAAGGGGGTTGAACTCCCCCGAACTGGTATCAATAATATCGGGTAGACTTTGAGTAATGTTTATTGATTTTTGTTGAGCCATAAATACCTCACCCTCAGTGGCTTTTTCATAATCTTTTATATAACTGTTACAACTAAAGCAATAGGCAGAACCATCCTCATTTAAAGATGCGGGGTCTGACCCCTTGCAATTAGGACAATAGATGTGTGTTTTAATGAATGACATTTATAAGTATCCTCAGAAAAAAAAGGGAGGGCTTTTTACGGCCCTCCCTAAAGTTCACCTGAAAGGAGTAAACAGGTGAAGGTGAGGGGTACTCATTCTTCCTGAACTAGAACCTCGTCAGTCAAAGCAGCTTGGATTTTACGATTAAGTTCGGCAGCACAACACTTAAGCACATAAGCTTTCTTACCCAGCAGGGTAAGTTCGTTCTGTACCTCTGAAAGAGTAAGGAAGTCTTCCTTGACTTCCTCGCTCAGTGTGGATACATCGTATTGCTTGCCGTCTACTGTGTAAATCACAACTCATCCTCAAAAGGATCAGCTGACTCTGCTTCAACTTCAAACTCATCACCGGGCTGGTTAGCATAGCTGACCAGATCAATGACCTGCATAGCCATAAAGTCCAGACCTTTGTGGTTAGTACCTTTGTAGTTGGACTCCCACTCCTTGTACTGAACTTTAACCTTGGAGCCGTTGCCAACCAGACAATTGATCTCGCGCTTGGCAGCATCAAACAGCTTCGGTGCAGAGCGCACCATACCGTTGGGGCCGTTGACCTTACGCTTGATAACAAGTGCCGGGCCTTCATCCATCTCCTTGATGGAGAAACCACGAGATTCAAAATCCTTGGCGGTCTTGCTGTCAACAACCAGATTAACTGAATAAACTGGATCGTAAGTTGTGTTGGGCTGAGTTACGCTTGCCCAGTAAGCGGTTCCAGATACAACTGGCATATTACACCTCTTGTGTATTGTTGATTGAAATTGAATCGTAATTCCTTTCTTGTGGCATGTCAAGAAAAAAGTTACGACTTTACTATTATTCTATCCGCAAGCTTCTGACTTGCATGCCAGCCAACAACAGCCAGCAGTGCAAACTCAATTGTGGATGGAATAAATCCTGTCTTGCTTTCAAAGTCTTTTAGTTCTATAATCTCTATAAAGACCAGTAAAGCACCTATTAAACTTATTATATAACAACTTAAAGAAAGTACTACAAGCAGCCTGTGGTAGTTGTCGTAAGAAGAATTATAAGTATCTTTTATATCTTTTAAACATTTAATTATTGCATGTTGTACATTATTAAACATAATCATATCCTAATGAAACTATTAATATCTATATGGAGTACTGGCTCAACATCTTGCCAATCATTTCTGTCTGTTCTACCACCTTGGGATATGCAAAAGTCACTAATTGTATCCAATCTTATGTATCCTGATTGGTCTGACCATCTAACACAGAGGTTAGTTGGTTTTCTAAGAGACCGTGAAAACTCTTTAGCTTTCAAATATTTACTTAAACTTATTATATATGTAGGGTACTGCTCCTTCCTACATGTTCGGTTTTTTAGTTCAACAAACCCGATTAAAGTGTCACCTCGATAGCAACAGTAATCTATTCCGTATTGCACTGGCATCTTTGTTAACTCACAATCCCAAACAGTTTGGATCATGTCAGCAAAACTTTGCTCTTCCTTTAAACTATGCTTTGTCTCATATTTAGGTCTCATTTATATGCGGTCTCCCAGTTTCTAGGCCTACGTTTCCTGCCTTTTTCCCAAGCTTTATATGTGGCATCTGATCTAGCAGCACACCAATATGTTGCTGCAAGCAGGTCTTTTATTTTCCTTGCACTAAATTTTTTAGAGAAAGGACTACCAAACAAAGGCTTTACCTTAGCATACTTGTATCCCATTTTTATTTCACATAATCTTGTACCTTCCAAGTACATCTCAACAATAAAATTGTCACCAGATTTTAAATTCAAAAGCTTTTTATCAAGCTTATCAACTATCTCAAGTTTCTTTTTTCTAGGCATACTGTTCTCCAAACCACATTGGCGGGGCTGTATAGTTCCACTTAGCCATGTAGGCTTTTTCTTTATTGTAATAATTTCTATAAGACTCTACATGACTAACGCCATGTAGTTTGCATTCATCCGGCATAGCCAATGTAGGCTCAGTAAACTCCCCGGTTGGGATATTTACTGGAAGGTCTTCCAAGTATATTGAAAGGGATGCCGACTTGTGCATCTTGTTGTATCTAAAATTATATTCAAATATGAGATACATCCACATTTTATAAAGCCATTTATAATTAGCAGAACTTTGTCTAACCCAGACAGCACTTGGATGATTAACGTGTGTAGCCTTGTACAATACATCTTGCCTACCGTCAGGCAGTTCTTTGTTCTCATTACCATCGAGTACGCGGTGTGCTGTTGATAACAGCTGGGCATATTCTAAAATCATTTTGACACAATGCTTGTCGCAGTGATTCTCAGCACAAATTCTTGGGTTTGGGTCTAGATAAAATATATTCATGTTACCTCCTTTAAAAAATGCCATCCTTGGCAACTGTTAGTTGGTTTAAGCAGCCAGCTTAGTTACTACATTCTGAACTGTTGCCTCACGCTTACGCTGTAAGTTACTAATATCTGAAC